CGATGAAATCATCGAGCAGTTCCTGGAGGATGTTCTCTAATGTTTACCAACCGCGTAAGACAGGCCATTGCGGCCACCCTGCAGGGCCTGCCGTTGTCGGCGACCGTGGAAGAATTCACGCCGCCGAAAATCGAATTCGAAATGGAAGAAATGCGCGGCGGGCGTTTCATTGGCGAGGAGATGGCCAAGAGCGGCAAGGCGCTGACGGCGAAACTGGTGCTGCAAGGTGTCGGCCCGGAAATCATGCTGGCGCTGGGCGTGAGTGTCGGTGACGACATCCTGCTGAACGTGCGCGAGGCCGGTCAGGATCAGGACGGCGCCACCTGGTTCACCTACCACACAGTGGGCGGCAAGTTGAAATCCCTCGATGAAGCCGCGCTGAAGATGAACGACAAACCCACCACCACCCTCGAGTTGGCCTGCCGTACCTATAACCGCCTGGAAAACGGCATCCCGGTGATCGACATCGACGTGCGCACCCAGAAGTTCGTGCTCAACGGTGTTGACATTCTTGGCGATGCGCGTCGCGCGGTGTTGCTGCCTTAAGCCAACGCCAATCCTGTGGGAGCGAGCTTGCTCGCGAAGGCAGAACATCAGTCGTCATCCATACTGAATGTCCCAGCGCTTTCGCGAGCAGGCTCGCTCCCCCAGCGGATCCCCGATTTTTCAAGGAATCGATTTCATGTCCTGGATGCCTCCTACCCATGAACTGTTGTCACCGATCACCGCTGACGACGGTTCGCAGATCGAGCAGCTGCAGCTCAAACCGTTGTACTACGCCGCGCAAAAAGACGCCCTGGCCCGTGCCGGCGATGACGAAGATGACCAGTTTTTCGAGCTGGCTAAACTGGCGACCGGCCTGTCGGCCAAGGAGCTGGACCAGCTCAAGCGCCCGGACTACGTGAGCATTGCGCAATACGTGCATGAAATGTCCACGCACCCGGCGTCCCACTTTCTGGATCAGACCGATGGAGGTCCAGGCGATCCCGACCAGGTGCAACTGCTGCAACCGCTCGATGTGGCGGGCCGCAGCCTGACCTCGCTGACGCTGGACATGCCAGTGCTGCGGGCCACCAAGGCGATGAAAAAACTGAAGACGGCAAAGGAGCGCGCCGAGTTCATCACGGCCCATTGCACCGGCCTGATGTTGCCAGACCTGGCCTCGCTGAGCGTGCCTGACTGGACGCAACTTCAGGTACGCATCGACGATTTTTTAAACAAACCGGCGGACTTCTTTCGGAGCGCGACATAGAAGTGATCCTCGATGTGGTGCCGCTCATTTACCCGATAAGTGAAGCGGAGATCCTGGAGTGGGACGCCGGCAAGGCCTTGCGCCGATACGACATCGCGATCACTCGCCTTGGCGTGAAACAGGAGTAGAGCGGAAATGGCGGAAGATAGATATTCGCTCAGATACGCAGCCTTCGATGAGAGGGGCTTGGCGGCTGGAAATGCGGGCTTCACAACTGTGTCGACGAGCGCGTCCAGAAACCCGCAGCCCGGACTCGATCAGGCGCTGGAAAACCTCGGGCTCAAGCTCGGCTTGCTGACCACGGCAATCGAGTCCTTGACCCTAAAACTCTCGGCACAGCGCGCGTTGTTTCAGGTTATGGGCGCCAGTGCCAAGGGGGGGCCAGCCAAAGAGCCAAAAGCGAAGTCGGGTCGTGGAGTCGAACCACCGGAACTGCTCAAACCGGCGATAGCAATGGATTCGGCCATGGCCGATCTGAAGCAGGCCGGCCAGTTCACGCCGCGGCAGATTCAGCAGATGGCTGAGCCAACCCAGCGTATCGCCAGCGCGCCATTGGTGGCGGCTGGCGGGACCACGGCGGTTGAGTTGGTGAGAATCGAAGGCCTGGCTGCCAGGGCAGGCATCGGCAGCGATCTACCCGATGCCTCGGACCGACAATCGGCGCTGTTGCGCTTTGCCAGCGATGCGGGTGTCATCGCATCGACGTTCAAGATGCCAGCCGTGGAAGCCGCCGAGATGCTGCTTGGTTGGCGCACCGCCATGCAGCTCAGCGCCGAGAAAGCGTTTGACCTGGCGGACGCAACCAACCAGCTCGGCAAGATCCCCGGCGGTGCGAAAGCGAGTGAGATCGGCACGGTATTGCAGCGTGACGGCGCGGCCGCGACCTCGGCGGGCCTGCAGCCAGCGCAAGCCGCTGCGTTGACGGCGGCGCTGCTCAATACCGGTACGCAACAAGCTGAAGCCGGCGCAGCGCTGGGCCATTTCACTACGGCCTTGGACAAGGGCGATCAGGCCTCGGCGACCGAGCAAGCGGCCTGGAAACAACTCGGGCTTGTTCCCAAGGAAGTCGCGAGTGGGCTGCGTGGCCAGGACGCCGCGCCGGGGACCGTGATGTCGGTGCTGGCGGCGTTGAACGCGCAGCCGGCGGAAAGACGCTCGAACCTTGCCTCTTCGCTGTTTGGCACGGGGGATGAGGCGGTGCTGCGCATGGCGCAGAAATTGACCGACGTGAATGACGCGTTCTTGCAGGTGAAAGACCCGGCGCAGTACGCCACCTCGCAATTGGGTGACAAGGGCTCGGTGCGGCAGGACGCGTTGGCGTTGGCGAACACCCGGCAAGGTCGGTGGAACGTCTTCAACGCCAGCAATGAGCGCCTGTCGCTGGCCGCTGGCAATGCGGTGGCGCCAGTGGCAGACAGCTCGCTGCAATGGCTGGGTTCGCTGAACGATGGCATGAGTGAATTGGCCGAGACTTCACCCAAGGCTGCTGCCGCCATCGTGCTGGTGGGCGCGGCGCTCAAACCGCTGGCGAGAGCGCTGCTCAAAGCCGTCACGGATGAAATGAGCAACCAAGCGGCCAAACGCGTATTGGGCGGCGTAGCCAAGCGTCTCCCCAGGCGCGTGGGAGAAGTGTTTTCTGAAGACGTCAGAAACGACAATCGTAACGCCAGGCCGGATATCAAGGGCGTCAGCCGGCTCGAACCGGCGAGCGTTGCCAAAGTCGAGGCCGGAATGACTGCCAACGGTTCCCTTCGCGGCATGAGTGCTTCGTTGCGCTCGCTCAGCCGTTTTATCCCGGGAGCCGTCGCGTTAAGTGCTGCCCCTGAGGTGCTGGAGGGGACGCTGAGCGGCGACGCCGGCAAGGTTGGCGCGGGCCTGGGCGCCGCTGGCGGCGGCTGGGCGGGCGCATCGGCAGGGGCCACTGCGGGCGCGACGATTGGCACCTTCTTCGGCCCGGGTATCGGCACCGCCATCGGCGGAGCACTCGGCGCGATTGTCGGCGGCCTGGCGGGAAGCTGGCTCGGCGGGGAGTCGGGTTCCTGGCTGGGCGAGAAACTCGCCTCGCCCATCGACAAGCTCGCCGCTCCTGAGCAGGTCAGCAAAGACCTGACCGGTACCCAGGCGACCGGTCAGCAAAACAACCTGACCGCGAACATCTACATCAATGGCCAGGATCAGGCCAGCGCCGCTCAGTTGGCGAACCTGGTTGTGCAACAGATCACCAGCCAATTCCAACTCATGCCCAACTCGCTCGCCATGCGCAGTGACGCGGCCCTGACCGACGGAGTGACCTGATGCGTCAACAAATGGCCTTGGGCAGTTTCATTTTCGGGCTGTCCCGCAATTTCGCCTACCACTCCCTGGTTCGCACCTCGGACGGTGGCTGGAAAAACATCGACATCCTTACCAGCAAACCCAAGTCCAGCCAGGTCGGCCAAGGCCTGCAAGGGCTGACGATCACCGGCAAATCGATGTATGCGAACGCCATGGATCGGCTCGATGAGCTGCGCGCATTGCAAGCCCTGCGCACCCCGTTGCCGCTGGTGGATGGCATCGGTCGCAACTGGGGCCTCTGGCAGATCAACAAGGTTACCGAAACCCAGACCGAGGTCATTGATGACGGCACGGCCATGGTGGTCGGTTGGGTGATTGAATTGACGGAGTTCGCCAATGCATAGAGTTCGAAGTATCGCCGGTGATTCGGTGAATCTGCTGTTGTACCGCGAGCTCGGGCGTTGTGATGATGCCGCCGAAGAAGCGCTCTGGCAGCTCAATCCGGGATTGGCCGAATGGGGCCCGGTATTGCCTGCAGGCGTTTGGGTTGTCTTGCCGGAACTGGACCTCAAGCCCGTTGCAATCCCAGCGGTCTCGGCCTGGGATTAAGGAGCCGTCATGTCATTGGGTTTTACGCCTGCAGTGGAAATTTATGGTGCGAACGCCGCGCTGCTCAACGAACGTCTACTCAGTTGGACGCATATCGACGCGGCGGGCATCGAGTCCGATCAACTGACGTTGACCATCAGCCTGGAAGGCCTGGAAGGATTACCCAGCCTGGGCGGCAAGATCGGCCTGCGGGTCGGTTATCTGGAGTCGGGGCTGGCGGATAAAGGCGAGTTCGTCGTGACCCGGCGTACACCGACCCTGTTTCCCTTACGCCTGACACTGATGGCGACGGCCGCGCCGTTCAGCGCCTCGGACCAGACCGGTTTCAAGCAGCGCCGATCCGTCAGCCATGGCCCGACGACCCTGGGCGCGCTGTTTCGGGAGCTGACCGCAAGGCACGGTTTTTCTCCCCGGGTGGCACCAGAGCTGTCACTGATAAAGATCGAGCACATCGACCAATCCAACGAAACCGACATGGGCTTCCTGACCCGCCTGGCCCATCGTTATGACGCGGTCGCCAAGCCGATCAACGAGCTGTATGTGCTGGCACGGCGCGGACAGGCGAAATCGCTGTCGGGCAAAGTCTTGCCAGAGGTGAAGCTGTCGGTGACGGCGAACAATCGTCCAGGCGACCAGGCCTTTACCTCGGCGATCCTGGATGAAACCGCCCGGGCGAAATACCAGGGTTGCAAGGCCAGCTGGTGGGATGCGGCGGTGGGCAAGCTGCGGGTTGAAGAGCGTGGCATCGCGCCGTTCAAGACCCTGCGCCAGCGCTTCCAGAGCGCCGACGATGCCCGCGCCGCCGCTGAAGGCGAGACACGGCGAATGATGCGTGAAGCCCTAAAGGTCGCCATCGAATGCCCGGGCAACCCGGCTTTGTCCGCTGAGGGCATCGTGCTGCTGGACCCCTCCTGGCCGGATTTCATGCGCGGGCGCTGGTCGATCGACAAAGTCACTGCCAGCGGTAGCCGGGAAAAAAGCTACCGCTGCAGGATCGACGCGACGTGCCTGGATGCCAGGGCCTGACACTGGCCCCTTGTGGGAGCGAGCCTGCTCGCCATAGCGGTCTGACATTCGACATCGGTGTTGCCTGACACAGCGCTTAGTGTTCCCAGCGTCGGGCTGGTGAACGGTCGGTTCGTGGATGAAAACCCCGTCGAGGGCTCGCCTGGGTCCCTGATTCCGGCGAAGTGGGGCAACAGTGTCACGCAAGAACTTCTCAATACGATCATCGAGGCTGGACTGGTACCGGCCGAAGATAAAAACGATCAGTTGTGTGAGGCAATTCGAACGCTGGCCAAGCTTGACCCAAGGCAAAATTTTCCGGCCCAGGTTTATCGCAAGAACTTATTGATTAATGGCAACTTTGACATTTGGCAGCGCGGAACAACCAACCCTAACCCCAATTCAGGTGCGTTTATAACTGACCGCTTCCGGTGCGATTGGAACGGCAATGCCGGCGTCAATATTTCCCGTCAGAGTTTTCTGTTGGGACAGACGGAGGTGCCCCATGAGCCTCGATTTTTTTACCGTTGGCATCAGGTGACTGCCGGGGCGGGAGCCACTATCCATAAGATTTCCCAAGCGGTCGAGTCGGTTCGGACGCTGGCAGGCAAGGTTGCTACCGTCAGTTTCTGGGCCAAGGCAGACACAGCGCGACAGGTCGCCTTGACGGTAACTCAATTTTTTGGCAATGGCGGCTCGGTACCGGTCGTAATGCCGGTGGCGGCCTTCCAAGTCAAGAATACATGGGCGAAATACAGCGCGACTTTTCAAGTGCCTTCCATTGCAGGAAAGCTGATCGGTGCTGCGGGTAACGACTATCTTCTACTGTCTTTTGATCTGCCCCTCAACGTCTTGCAGACATTTGATCTTGCGCAAGTTCAACTCGAAGACAGCCCTGTCGCTACGCCGTTTGAAAACCGCAGCCCCGCCGAAGAGTTGCTGCTCTTTCAGCGTTATTACGAGAAGACCTACAAGCAAGATATATCCCCTGATACTGCGAACAACCTGGATGGATGCCTGATTTCAATTGTCAACATGGGGCAGTCGGGGCCGGCTTCACAGCCTTTGGCCCAGTGGCCATTCAAGGTCGAAAAAAGGGCGATACCCAGTATCACTCTGTATCGGCCGTTCCAGAGCGGAACCTTGGGGCAATGGCGTTCCGGGTCCGATGAATTTTCTTCAGGCAACGCCGCTGCCTATGCAACGTCAACGCGAGGAACCTGGGTGCACAACTCGGATAACAGCTTGGTGTCGCAAACTTATTACATTCATGCCACGGCAGATGCCGAGCTTTAGGAGCTGTTATGAGCTTTCAATTAACTGTTGATCCCGATACGGTCATTCGCCTGTATGACAATACCTCCATCCCACGTCATCACCGTTACTGGATCGAATATGAAGAATGGGTCGAAAATGGCGGGATCCCGATTCCTGCCAAGGAGCAAAGCGACGTTGTGAAGGAGCGGACGTGGCGCGATTCGCAATTTTCAAATGTTAAGTGGTTGCGTGAGCGTCATCGCGACGAAGCTGATCTGGGTCTGACCTCAACATTGACCGATGAGCAATTCAAAGACTTGTTGAACTATATGCAAGCGCTTCGAAAATGGCCCCAGGACGCAAGTTTTCCTCAAGTGCTCCAGCGCCCTCCCATTCCCCTATGGATCAATGAGATAGCGCTCCAGACAAAGGGGCAGCAGTCTGTACAGGAAGCTGCAGGTTGATCTCTTCCTGACGCTTGATACCGTCCGGCCGTGCCGTCCTGGCCGGCCGGACAGCTTTGATCATGTATGTGCGATGACCCGAACATGGACCTTACGCAACAGCAACTCATCCAGATCATGCCCGACGCCCGCGCCCAAGCGGGCGTTTTTATTCCTGCGTTGAACACCGCGATGTCCCATTATCGTGTCGACACTCCCAGGCGCGTCGCCGCATTCCTGGCCCAGGTCGGTCATGAATCGGGGCAATTGCGCTATGTACGGGAGCTGGGCAGCGAGCAATACCTGAGCAAATACGATACCGGAACCCTGGCCGTCCGCCTGGGCAACTCGCCCCAGCCCGACGGTGATGGTCAGAAGTATCGTGGCCGGGGCTTGATCCAGATTACCGGCCACGACAATTACCTTCGTTGCAGCCTGGGGTTGTTTGGTGACGAGCGCTTGCTGGCCTTGCCCGAACTGCTCGAACAACCGCAATGGGCGGCGCAATCCGCAGCCTGGTTCTGGGCGCAGAACGGCCTGAACGAGCTGGCTGATCGTGACCAGTTCAACAGTATTACCCGCCGCATCAATGGCGGCCTGAATGGCTTGCAGGATCGCTTGCAACTCTGGGCGCGGGCGCGGGAGGTGTTATGCCAACCTTCGGCCTGATGCCGTTTTCCTGCCGGACGCCAGGCATCGTTCTATTGGTGGCGCTGCTGATCGGTGGTCCGGCCATGTTGGCGTGGCGGCTCCAGGAGTGGCGGTACGGCAGGCAACTGGCCCAACTGGCGCAGTCGCAGTCCGAGACGCTCAATCGAATGACCCTGGTGGCAGCGATGCAGCAAAAGGCCGAGCACGACAAACGCCTCGCCCTGGAACAGCAACTCTCCGCCAGCGAGCAAACCCACTATCGAGCCTTGAGCGATGCCCAACGTGACCAGGATCGCCTGCGCGATCGCCTTGCTACTGCCGATGTCCGGCTGTCAGTCCTCCTCGACGCCGACGATGTTGCCGCCGGTTGTGCAGTGCCTGACGCCACCGGCGCCGGCAGCGTGGATCATGGCGCCCCACGCGCCCGACTTGACCCGGCGCATGCTCAACGAATTATCGCCATCACCAGCGAGGGCGACCGTGGACTGATCGCCTTGCAGGCCTGCCAGGCCTATGTCAGAGCGTTGGGCCGGTAATCTGCCGGACCTTGCAAGCTGTGACTGCTGGTGTACGGTAGGCGCCAATCGCGTCGAATCAGGAGAGCAGCATGGATGACATTACCGGACTGGCCGCTGAACTGGGCAGGCGCTTGCAGGTGCTCAATGCCCATGTCACCACCGCCGAATCCTGTACCGGCGGCGGGATTGCCGAGGCGATCACGCGGATTCCGGGGAGTTCGGCCTGGTTCGAAGCCGGTTACGTCACCTATTCCAATCGCCAGAAAACCCGGCAGTTGGATGTGCCCCCCGAATTGTTCGATAAAGTCGGCGCGGTCAGCCGCGAAGTGGTGGAGGCGATGGCACGGGGCGCCCAGCAGAAAAGCCTGGCGCGTTTCGCCGTGGCGGTCAGCGGCGTGGCCGGGCCGGACGGAGGCTCGCCGAGCAAGCCGGTGGGCACCGTATGGCTCGCCTGGGGCGTCGGCGAGGCGGTGTTCAGCGAGCAGCACTTCTTCCCAGGCAACCGCGACGAGGTCCGCCGACAAACGGTGAAGGCCGCGCTAGACGGGCTGTTACAACATGCCGCCAGAGAAATCTCAAATCAGGGGTAGGCGATCCTGAATCGCTGTGGAATAATACTGGCTACTTATACAGGTGTTGGCCG